GCGCTTCTGCCTCTGCCCGTGCTTTGGCTACAGCGCCCTTGGCTTTAGTCTGTTCAATCTTTGACTCCATAAACGAGCCCGCAAGACTTGCTATCGGGCCTATAAGTGCCTGTATCATTGCTCAATAATCTCCATTATTTCGCCTGCTTCAATTTTTACCTTCAACTGCTTACATGCCCACCTTTTATCAAAATCAATTGTATGTCCAGTATTACGCTTGATTTTACGGCGCACGGTCAAACATTGAGACAAGTTTTCATACGGCGTATATTCTACTTTTTCATCGCCAATCATCAATAGTAAAACAAAGGTAACTTCAATCATTGTTCGTCAGCTTTTCTATGTTGTCCTCTATTTTAGTAAGCCGTCTATCATAAAACTCTAAAACCAACTTTTGTTGCTGATCGTGTGGTGCGTTACCGCTTTCTATGTTTTCAGCCAACTTTTCTAGTTCAGTAGCAAGATGTTCGATCATCATAAACTGTTCGCTGTCGGCGGGCAAACTACCCATTTCACCACGAGGCCACTTAATACGAAACTCTGTGTTTTGCCCCAAGTCTGTTTCAACAAGAATAAACTTATTTTCAAGCGTATTAAGTCTTTCAATAACTCCAAAATATGCCCACGTTGCTACTGCTGCGCCAACCACCATCGCAATCAAATTGCGGATTGGCATAGATAACTCTGTGTTTTCGCTTAACTTAGTAGCCACTATTCAACACCCATTATACGTGACAGACCAAACACCTCCATAAGCATAAACGTGAAAAACATAAGCAAAACGCCTCCGGCTATCAACTTACCGCTGAAATTAGTAGAACCTATCCGTATAGCTATAAACTCATTACCTAATATACGGAGAACCAGTTCAAAGCTGTTCTCCCCAACAGATAACGATATTGGCTTTTTCTTTTCTTCATCCATCAGAAATAACCACCCATTGAACATCGTTTTTAGTGCTCGACACCCTAAAGTTACCGGCTTTTGACCAGTCGATTTCTTCTAAGCCCTCGTTGAAGACAACTTTCTGGCCGACATCTATAGTGGTATCTTGTTGATTTTCATATTGGTGATAGTGGTGCATTCCATAAGCTAATGCGCCAAGTAAAAGTATCGCTTCCATTTTACTACCTCGTTAAACTTCCTTTAGGTAGCCCCCTGCAACTCCATCTCACCGGCTTGTATCCCCGCATATGCTTATGAACGTCCCTAGACATTTCAAAAGCCCGTGCCTCACAACGCTCCATACTTTCATACGGACCACGCTGATCTTCAAGCTGTAGGCAATACTCCATGTTATTTATTAAACAAGCAAGAACTATCGCTTGAAACATTATTTCTTCGCCATATAAGCCTGTGCGCCAAAGTAAAACCCTACTATGGAAGCCTGACTCAGAAACAACATGTCGCTCAAGCTGGCAAGAAACTGTAAACGAGCTTCTGGTATCCACGGTATAAGCGGCAAAAGCGCGAAACCAACCATACTAGCCACAGCAACCCAAGCCATTCGTTTTTGAGCATCCGCCTTCTCCTCACGAAGCTCCAATTCCAGCATTTCCTTGCCCCGATTGATCTCAGCATCCGAGACGGTGCCATCATTGTCTAAATCAAACTGAGCAAACCGTGAATCTTTTTCTAACTTCTTACTCATAACTCAATAGCCTTTGCTACCGAAACCATCAAAAATATAAACAATCCTATTGTTGCGGTAAGAACGCCTACAATCATAAGACCCATTTTTATGTTCTCTTCTAGTTCCTTCTGCTTTCTGCGCTGCTCTCGTTTAGCAGCCGCCGCAGCCTCTTTGGCTTCCTGTATGCGTCGGGCTCTTTCAGCTACAATACCGGCCCACGTGCCGTGCCCAAATCGCATGTCAACCATGCTGGCTATTTCCTGCATCTGCTCTTTGGCAATCTTTGCGTCAATGATCTCCTGCGCTACCGACTTAATACCAAACTGGTCGCCCACACCTACGCCGGATTTCTTGTTGCGCTTCTTTTGTACCTGTTTTTCACCTTCAAACAGGCTATCTATAAAACCAGCTATCTCTCCTACATCATTTGCTGTACCAATAGCGCCTTTAATACCATCAACAGCCGATTTAAACAGAGCTATGCCAGCTAAAGCCGTTGATATCGGTTCCATTTTGCCCCCTGAATTATTTTAATTGCCACGTTGTTTAAGTAGCTCCCGCTCCCGTGCTGCACTAATACGAGCCGCTGTCTGCTTCTCTTGACTAGCCAACCGCTGCTGGAACTGTGCTCCGCGCATCTGCTGGTTTTGAGCATCCAAGTTGAGCTTGGCAGCGTCGTTCTGAGCATCCGCCTGTTCAGCCTGCGCCTTGATCTGAAGCTCCTGCTCCTTGAGTTGTACCAGCGGATCAGGGCCTTGACCCGAAACCTGCTGTGACATCTGCTTGACCATCTGCATACCTTCAGCAACAAACTGCGCGGTCAGACCCTCTATCTGCAACATCTCTTCTTCCGTTGCTGCCTCGCCACCAACAGCCTGCCTAGACTGAATAAACTGCACCGCTGCCCGCTCCCGCGCTGCAATCTTCACATGCTCCATTATGTGCTTCTGCAAAGACATCGCAATGGCAGGCATACCGCCAACCATCGGCGTAGAACCAAAAACCATGTGCGCCATAATATGCGCCTCATGCTCCTGACCCTCAAACGCCTGCAACGGCACCATATCCATTGAGTCGATGTTCTCTTGTGCCGGATCTTTCGGACTAGGCTCCTCATCAGGAATACGCTTCATAATCCTATCCGTATCCTTAACGCCCAACGCTTCATACATGTCCTTGTATACTTCGTGCATGTTGTGCAACTCAGGAGCCGCACCAGCAAGCTGTAACTTGGTTTGCGCTAAAGCAATCCTTTGCGCCTGACTGAACATATTCGGATCAGATACAGGAACCACGTCAATCTTGTCGTTAAAGTCGCTCGACATAACCGCCGACTCCGCGCCCTCTACAGAATACGGATATTCCTGCGGCAAGCTTTCCGACATAACCCGTGCCAGCATCTTGAACTCAATCCGCATAGCATAGTGCAGTCGCTTATGCACCGCACTCATCACACGAGAACCCTGCTCCAGCATAGCAATAGTGGTTCCTACCGCCGCCTGCTGATTACCATCTCCAACCTTCAAGTCCGTAATCGTTGCAAACCTCTGACCCGCCTGAACTACAAATCCAAGCAAGTTAAACAGTGTCTGGTCAGGACCCTTGAATGGCAACGGCATCAGGCTGTCACGAATAGCCCCTCCGGGTGCGTCCACATCGCGGAACTCACCGGGCTGCAACGGGTCATCGTCATCCCTGATCCGTAGTCCGCGGGCNTTGAAACCCGCTGGGAGGTTGGACAACGTACCAGCGTCGATCAACTGTCGCAGTGCCGCCGTGGCGGTGCGTGACAGACCGCCAATGGTGTGAATTAAGCCCAATCCATAAAAACCAAAGCCCGGAAGGAACTTATAATGCACAAAATACTGTATTTTACGCTTATCCTCGTCCTCTTCACGGTAATTACGCCTAATTGACAGTATCTGACCGTTGTCCTGACTGATCGTCACTACATAGGGTATCTTGATACCCGTTAACTCGCCGTCTTCGTCCTCATCTTCATACCCCTCAAGGTCGAGATCAACATGACACTCCAAAATAGTGCAATCATAGTCAATCTGAGTGGGTGTAACACCGTCAATGCGCTGTATCTCGTCCTCCACGGACCCCGAATCACCCTGCGAAGGCAAAACAGGTATGTCCAGATAGAATCCAGACACCTGTTTCTTACGTAAATCGTTCAACGACATACGCAATACCTGCGTTATGTTAGGACAAGTGTCCAAATCAGACGTTTCATACGGCACAACCAAGTGTTCCGCCGGTATAAACTTGCTTACAGCCCGTCCCCGTGTCTCGTCGTAGTAAACTTTCTTGAAGGTAGACCCCGCCAGAGGCAAAAAGAACAACATCTGATCCAGTTCAGGCGTATATTCCTCCATCACGTTGGTGATGTAGTAATTCATAAACTGCTTTACGCGGATGGCCTGCTGCTCTTTTTCTCTTGTTTCGGCTCCCAATACAGCAGTTCGCACGGGGCCTGAAGCTGGCAACAACTCGTTAAACGCTTGCGCTTGGAATTGTGTAGCAGCCTCTGCGAGCAAGGGATGCGTAACTCCGGAAGCTCCTCTGAACGGCTGCGCCCTCTCCTCGTAGGAAAAACCAAGAAGTTCCAAACCGTTGGCGTAAGCATCTTCCCACTCCTGTCGTCCTGATTTGTTGCTGTCAAACTCAGACATCAGATTACCGGCAATGCGCGACAACTCACGGTCCGGCATCTCTTCAGCCAAGTTCATGTAGAAATCATCGCTCTCACCGCGCTGGTCCTGCGGATCAAAGTCTACAGTCATGCCGCCGTCTTCTTCCGGCGTGATCTCAATGTCCATGCCTTCCGCCGTGCCTTCAAAAGCCACGACGTTGTCGTCCATGCTGCCCGGAAGCTCCAACTCTACTTCAGCCGCAAGATCCTCCATGTCCAATTGAGACGGGACGTTGTCCATCATTCCTGCAATAGGTTCTCTAGCCATTAAATGTCTCCTTTAGCCTAACTTACCATAGGCCGGTTCATAT